AACGCATCAGGTAATGGTAAATTTGAGTATGATGTACCAACTGGTTACACAGCTCTATCAACAAAAGGATTAAACTTATAATGGCATACACAACAATAAATAAGAGTACAGATTATTTTAATACTAAACTTTATACAGGTACAGGTAGTTCTAATGCTATAACAGGCGTAGGTTTTCAACCTGATTGGGTATGGATTAAAAATAGATCAGCTGCAGAAGCACATTCTTTATATGATGCTGTTAGAGGAACTCAAAAAGTTATTTATTCTAATTTAGCTAATGCACAAGCAACAGAAACAAATGGTTTATCATCTTTTAATTCAGATGGTTTTACTGTTGGTTCAAGTGGTTCAATCAATGGAAGTTCACAGAATATAGTATCGTGGAATTGGCTTGCCAATGGACAAGGTTCAGCAAATACAGATGGAAGTATAAACACAACATACACTTCAGCTAATACGACATCAGGAGTTTCTATAATTCAGTACACAGGAAATTCAACAAGTGGTGCAACAATAGGTCATGGTCTTGGAGCTGTGCCAAAAGTTTTTTTCTGTAAAAAAACTAATAGTTCAGGTGATAACTGGTCTATGTATCATGTTGGAACAGGTAACACTATCAGCATGACATTAAATTCTGCCACATCAACTATTATTAATTCTAAATGGTGGAACAATACTACACCAACTTCTTCTGTAATAACTTTAGGAAATGGAACAGAAGTGAATGGAAATACAGATACTTTTATCGGTTATGCTTTTGCAGAAAAACAAGGATTTTCTAAATTTGGTTCATATACAGGAAACGGAAATGCTAATGGTCCATTTTTATTCTGTGGTTTTAAACCTGCATTTATTATACTTAAAAATACAGTTGATGCAGCAAAGAATTGGGAAATGTTAGATAACAAAAGACCAAGCACACAAAATCCTGCAGATGATATTTTATTTCCAGATACAGCCGATGCTGAAAGTGCTAGTCAAACTGATAGATTAGTAGATTTTGTAAGTAATGGAGTGAAGATAAGAGGAAACTCAGCACAAATGAATGCTAATGGTCAAAAATTTATATACTTAGCTTTTGCAGAAGCACCATTAGTAGGAAGTAACAACGTACCAGCAACGGCAAGGTAATGGTTAAAAAAAAACTTACACCCAAACAGTTTAATGAATTAGCATCAGGTGTAAGACTTTCAGCTCATGAAAAAATTTGTGCTGAAAGAATGAGTAACATTTTAAAATCTATTGAAAGACTTGAAAAAAAAGTAGAAGTATTAAGTGATCATGTTTCTACTGGAAAAGGAATAGTTAAAGTTCTTGTTATACTTGGTAGTTTAGCAGTAGGAATTTTAGGTTATTTTAACATTAGATGAAATTTGCATTAGCAATTTGGATTTGTTCTTTTACTAATCAAGAATGTTCTCCTAAGATGAATATACCAGAATTATTTAATACATGGAATGAGTGCGTTGTAGAAGCTCATAGATTAAGCATAATTTTACCACACACAGTAGATGAAATAAACCAATATAAGTTAGCAACAAAATTTAGTTGTAAGGAAATTTATGTTGAAGGGGCATAGGATAATAGTTATTGGAGATGCACACGACAGTCCACATATAAAACAAGATCGTTTTAAATGGATGGGTCAATATATTAAATCTATTAAACCAGATTATATAATTCAAATAGGTGACTGGGCTTCTTTTGATAGCTTAAGTTTTTTTCAAAAAAATTCTACACAAGCAGGTAAACTTAAAGATGCCTATATGCAAGATATAGAATCTATGCGTAGATCTATAGATCTGTTAGATAAATATATAGACAACGATAGAATACCTAGACATTGTACTTTTGGTAATCATGAACAACGTGTTTATAGATTTGAAGAAAATATTCCAGAGATCCAGGGGATGATGAAAAAGGAGCTTCACGATTCTTTTTCTAGTCGTAATTGGAAATTTTCTCAGTACGGAGAATTTAAAAATATTGCAGGGGTATCATTTACACATTGTCCATTAAATATTATGGGCAAAGAATATGGTGGTAAAAACTGTGAGATACAAATAGCTAATGATGCAACTAACGATATTGTGTTTGGACACACTCATAAATATAGAGATTGGAAAGCTCCAAAGATAGGTGATAAAAATTATGTAAGAATAGTTAATGTAGGTTGTGCGTTGCCCTTCAATCATGTAGAGGAGTATGCTAAATTAAATTTAACTGGTTGGTCTTGGGGTATGGTTGAACTCGGTATCTGGGATAATCATATACAAGAGAGTCAGTTTATTTCAATGGATAGATTGGAACAACAATATGGATTATAGTCAATACCCAAATTTTTCTAAAGAAGAATTTAAGTGTTCACATTGTGGCAAAAATGAAATGCAAGAAGTTGCAGTAAAATTTTGTCAAGATTGGAGAGAGCATATAGATCAAGGTGTAAGTATTAACTCTGGTTATAGATGCAGCGAACATAATAATTCGGTATCTTCAACTGGTCCTAATGGACCACATACAACAGGTATGGCAGTTGACATAGGAACTAATACACAGCTTCAATATAAGCTTATAGATTTTGCATTACATTACGAACCAAAACCTACAGGTATTGGTATAGCTAAAAGTTTTACTCATCTTGATTGGTTAACACAAGACGTTGATCAAAAATATGTAGTTAGACCTAACGTATGGAAGTATTAATATGTGGTTGAATTTATTATCACTTGGTGTTAAAACAGGAGCTAAGATTTATCAAAATAAACAACGAACAAAACAGTTAATGTCAGATGCACAAATGCACCATGCAGAGCAAATGGCTAAAGGTGAAATTGAATATAAAGCAAAAATTCTTGAGAGTAATGACAATGGTTGGAAAGACGAGTTTGTCTTGGTGCTTGTATCTATGCCTATTCTTCTTTTGGGTTGGTCTGTTTTTTCTGACGATCCAGAAATACGTGATCGTCTAGATTTATTTTTTGAGTATTTTAAAAATTTACCTTACTGGTATCAAGCAATTTTTATAGGAGTAGTCAGTGCTATCTATGGTCTTAAAGGTGCTGACATAATGAAACGAAAATGAAGATCTCTGATAATACTTCGGTATCAATGCCAGTTAAAAATATGTTAGGTATAATAGCAGCAGTTGCTATGGGTGTCTTTGCATATACAGAAGTTACTGCTAGACTTACATCACTTGAAACATCAAGAGAATTATTTGAAAATGATTTGCTTAAAAAATCCGAGCAAGTTCCGACTGACCAGGAACAACATTTTTTATTAGAAGATCTTTATAAGACTGTAGAAAAATTACAGTCTACTCAAGAAATGAATATGACTAACAAAGTTAATATAGAATTTTTAAAACAACAATTAGAAAAAGCATTAGCTGATGTTGAAGATTTAAAAGATAAAGTTAGAAAAAATGGGAACGGACATTAATGATCACAGAAATTATAGCATTACTTATGTTCATAGGACCAGATATTAAAGAGCATAGAATACAAGAATCTATGTCTGTATGTCTTAAACATAAACGTGAAGCTACTAGACAAGTAAAAGCTAACATAGATTATAAATGTATTAAATCTAAAGCAGAACTTGAAATTAATATTGATGGATCTAAATCTATTAAATCACTTATCCTTGAATAGTGAAAAAGAAAACTTGGAATCGTTCTAAAGTAGTTTCTATAGATGTAGGTATCTGTAGATATTGTGGAGAAAATGTTAACAATCAAGAGAGCTTTGTCTGTTTTGCAGATAAAAGCACAGCTCATTATCAATGCATGAAAAAAGACGACCTAGAAAGCTCTGAGAAGCTCTACAATTAAGATTGTAGGTCTAATGCGACTCACCCTGCCTATAAGCTATAAAGCTTATGTACGTAGCTCTATGACAGTCTATTGCCTGTTTCTACAAAATGCTCTGATTCTACTTCAGCTAAAGCTCCTTGAAGTAAATCTATAACAAATTTTCTATTATTAAAGGATGATGCCATACTCATAATGTTAGATACTAAAGCTACTTGAGCTTCATCTACATTTAATCCTTTTAATAATTTAATTGTGAGTTGATCTGCAATGTCATCATATACATCTATGACATTTTTCTCTACAATTTTACGGTCTTTAAAAACAGATTTAAGTTCTAAATAAGATTTCATAATATAAACCTATATAGTATTTCGGCAGCGAACACCTCACATAAAAAAAACTAAGGGCGATTTCTCGCCCCTAGTTATACAACACTAGATGTTTATAAACCAACAAAGTCAAACAACTTTGTTAATAATACAACTGTTTATTTGGGTCCTGCCCATATAGGTGAGTTGCTTAACCTATTAGAATTGGCTATCAAAATCTGAATCTTGTTTAGGTTTATCACCACCAGAAGATTTAGACTTATCACCAACCATTCTAATACTACCTGTAAATCGAGGTACTACTACCTCTGTTACAATTCTGTTTTGATCATTAGAATCTTTATATTGTCTAGTTTCTAATTCACCTTCTACGTATAATTGTGTACCAGTCTTGGCATACTTTTCCATAGTTTCAGAAAGTCTTGGATCCCACACAACTACTTTGTGCCAGGTAGTTTTTTCTACCCATTCACCAGATTTATCTTTGTACTTTTTATTAGTAGCCAAAGATAGATTGGCAAAGGATTCGCCTTTCTTTGTTTGTTTAATTTCTGGGTCTGCTCCCAGTCTTCCTATCAACATTACTTTGTTTATCATTTAACTCCTTTGTGTTTATGACTTTAATATTACTTGGTGCTGCGAACTTAGCTTTCATTTCTTGAACATATTTGTTGTTATCAAATAAACCAAGAAACACATCAGCACTTACACCAAGATGACTAAATGCTTTTGTTAATGCATCAGTCATAGCTTTCTTCGGTGCTTCGTCATCTAGTCCACCATTCTTTTTATACAATGCTTGTACTGAAGATACTGGACCAAACTCATTCCAATATTTTTCATATAAGTATTTTACTTTAACTTCTGCAAAAACATTTTTGTCTGTGTAATGATACGATACTTCATACGACCATCCTTTACCTACTGGTCCAAACATACCAGTCATTACTTGTATTTGATACATAGGATCTATTGTTGTTAGTTCCTTGCCACCAAACTTTGTAAAAGCTTTTGTATATTTAGGATTAGTATTCTTTACTTGATCCCATATAAAAAAGTTTTTTTCATCACCTGTTCTCATCATATTCCTTTCTCACTATATTGATTGTTAATGTGGTTCTTACTTACTATGTACACATAAGCTTTTCTACCACTATTGTTTTTACGCTTATCTGTTCTTTCTATTTTACCTTGCTTAAAAAGCTCAGTTACTCTAGGTCTTATTGTAAAGGAACTAAGAGATAACAACTCAGCAACTTCATCAGCTGTAGCTCCTATAGATCCTTTATTAATAATTACATCAAACACTTTTCTTCTAATAGTATCTGCACCTTCTTTAATTAATTCAGCAGCTTCTATTGAAGTGTCAACATTACGACTGCCTGGAGAGTAAGGGTATGATTTGTCTACCATTATTATGTTCCTTTATTTGTGCATCAAAGTTATTAAAATCTACAAAATCTGGTGGAGCTATTTTGTTTTGTACCATATGCCAGAATAGAACTTCAGCAGCTGTAAGCTTTTCTTGAAACTCTTTATCTGGAAGTACTTCAACAAGTCCCCATTTTAGATTACCAAAAAACATTGACAGATACATTTTCTTAGCACCATATACCATCATATAATGTTGGATCTGTGCTTTGTATTTGTCTGCTGTTTTTACTTCATTACTAAATGCATTTGTATGTTTGCATTCTAATAAAGTATGTGGTTCTGAACACACTCCATCTATATTACAATACATAAATGGATATACTTTAGATGTAATAAACACTTGTTCACCTAC